CGCCTGACGTGCTCCTGACCGGAGACCCTGGCACTGACCAGCAGACGCTAATCAGCGCCGGGTACCTGGGCGGGCGCATCATGGCGCTGGCCTCCCCTGGCAACAACATCACCAACCAGGCGGTCATAGTTCCCTGTGACGTAGATGCTAGCGCCCCTGGCACTGAGACTGCCAAGGCGGGCATCGTCGGTCCTGGCCCGTACAACCCGAACGACAACTACTACACCTCGTCTGCGACCACCACTGTGGCAGCGGGCAACATCCCCTTCGGGGCGCTGCTCAACGGTCCTGGCGAGTTCTCCGGTGCAATCGGCCCCGCAGGGTCCAAGAAGGCCCCGCTGGTCCGTGCGCTCTGGCAGGGCAACCTCAACCAGGAGTCGTATGACACGGCTACCCTGGCCATGAACGCCTACAAGGTAGGACAGTACGTCTACTGCGGAGGCAACAGCAAGGGCAACGTCGGGCTGTACACTTCTTCCGGCAATGCCTCGGCGGCGGGCCTCAAGATACCCGTGGGAATCTGCACTCACGTGCCGACCACCCAGGAGCCTTGGCTCGGCGTAGCCAGCCTGCTATAAGGCGAGAGGAGAAAAACTAAATGGCAAACCTTTCCCGCACCCAGCAGCAGACGGCAATGCTAGGCCAACTGCTGAAGACGGCCGGCGGACGGCAGAAGCTCGCCGCCAGCCTCGGACCGTCCCTGCGCAGGCGTCGTGACTACATGAGCATCGCCCGCAAGGCGCTCATGGTCGAGACCCTGCCGGACGGCGCTCTTCCCATCTACGACAAGGAGTTCGACATCGCGGCCCAGACCGTTTCCGGCCCTGCCGGTGGGTCCTTTGTCGAGGCCTTCGTGGTCGGCGAAGAGGGCGGAGACATCGTTCGGGTCACCAAGCCGAAGCGTGTCACCGTCCCGACGTTCGAGATTGTCTCTAACCCCATGATTCCAATCACCCAGATTAAGGAGCGCAGGTTCGACCTGGTCGCTCGTTCCCTTAACCTGGCGAAAGCAGAGGTCGGGGCAGCCGAGGACGGCTACGTCTTCGGGCTGTTCGATGCCGTTGCCGCCGCAGCCAACGTACAGGTCGCAGCGGACAACGCCACCAAGGCCGGCAGCGGCCCGTTCGACCCTGTCTACAATGGGGACATCGCAATCAGCCCGCCCGTTGACATCAACTCGATGGCCGACGGCTTCGGGCAGGTGCAGCGGCACGACCTCTCCGTGGCCTTCTGTTTCTTCAACCCGAGGGACTACACGGACCTGCTGAAGTGGACCCAGCAGAACATCGACCGCGAGACGCAGCGCAAGCTGCTGAAGACCGGCGTCATGGGCTACCTGTGGGGAGCCACCCTCCTCCAGTCCCGTAAGGTCGGCTTCGGCTGCGTGTACCTCCTGGCGGACGCCGAGTTCCTGGGCGTCATCCCGGAGCGTATCCCGCTCACCGTCATGTCCGCCGACAGGCCGGACCTCAGGCAGATTGGGTTCAGCATCTTCGAGAACCTGGGCTTCCTGGTGTTCAACCCCAGCGGCGTGCAGCGCCTCACCATAACCGGCCGCTTCCAGATGTGGAACGGCCAGAACCAGGGCGAGAACTAAGGCCCTCCAGTAGCAGTCCTCCAGGCGGGGACCCTTGCGGGTCCCCGTTCTTTTTTGCCCCCCCTCCCTCCCGTATCCGGTATTATAAACAAGCATGCCCATGCTACGGGGATGCTATTAGGAGGCAGCCTCCGGGACCAGGGATGACGAACTATGTAGCCAGCACGACTATAAACTTCGAGGGGTCAAGGTTCTACGTCCGCCCAGGGGACATCCTGTCCTATAACCCCCAGCACGGCGGGGGCTCCCTGGCCATATTCCGCAACGGGCAGCTTGTCAAGGTGCTGAGGACGGACTCCCTGGCCATCGAGGCGTTCCTGAAGAGCAGGTTCATATCCGAGGTCAAGGCCCCTCCCAAGCCCCCTGCCCCCCCGAAGGAGCCAGCGGCGGACAAGGCCATCGAGGCGGCCGTCCCCCAGGCATCGGGGCCGCTGTCCGACTCCGACCTGCTGGCCGATGCCAAGGTCCTGCTTCCCGAGGCAGCAGCAGACTCGTTCCCCTCCGACCTGGGCGTGGCTATCGTAGACGGCCAGCCCGCAGTAGGCCCTCCGGGCGAGGCACCTCCCAAAGGCAAGAGGAGGAGGAAGCCCGTCCCTGTGGCCGAGATTGACTACGCCGTTCATCCCCCTCCCCCCCCGCCGTCCCAGGTCCCCGGCCCCGAGGACGCCCCGCCAGAACCCTGGCATAACAGAATATCCGAACCATAGACGAGGGGTCTATGGCCTTTGCAAGCCTATCCAGCCTGGACACAGCGCTCTGGGTGCAGGTTCCTATAGTCGTCCTCCGCCCTCCGTACACCAAGGTGGCGATAAGCCTCCCGGAGCTGGTGAGGCAGACGAACGCCTTCAGCGTGAAGCGGAGGGCGGGGTGCAATGCTACCCTGAAGCGCAGCCGCCCCAAGGAGCTTTACCTGGAGTACAACGTGGTGTGCCACGAGAGCTACTCCGACCCCCGTGGGCACGACGTGCAGGTCCAGTTCGACCTCTCCCAGGTCGAGGAGACCCAGGACGCCAAGAGGCTGGACGTGAGGGTAAGCTGTAGCTGCCCCGCGTTCCTGTACTGGGGCGCACAGTGGAACCTCCACCAGCGCGACGGCCTCCATGGCCAGGCACGCCCCCTCCTCCAGGCACCCACCCAGAGGCTCGACCTCCGGGGCAACTTCGTCATATGCAAGCACTGCAAGGCGGTGTTCGAGCGCATCCTGCCGTCCGTCCAGTACAACATCACCAAGGTCGTGCGCGAGCGCGAGGTGAAGCGCACCAGGGAGCGCGTGGAGAAGGAGGAGCGGCCTACCGAGAGGGAGAAGCGCCTGCGCCGGGAGCAGATGGAGATGAGGATGAGGAAGGATATCAATACCATCCTCAAGACCAAGGACCCGGAGGAGCGGGAGCGGCTGGTGAAGGAGCTGGTGGACAAGGAGAAGAAGCGCCTCTACAGGCAGGTGGAGACGGAGAGGGGGAAGGGGCCGGGGAAGCCCCCTGCCGGCCCTCCCAAGCCTGGGCCGACCTCCCCGAGGCAGCCTCCCAGGCCGCCCGAGAAGAAGAAGGTCGTGAAGAGGGACGAGCCCGCCGTCTCCCCGCCCAAGGAGCCTGCTACTAAGCCCGCCCCCAGGCAGGAGCCCGCCCTGGAGGACCTGGTAAGGGAGGAGGAGAGGAAGCTGCGGGCGAGGAAGCCCAGGGAGAAGCCCAGGAAGGAGAAGGAGTAATTATGATTGCAGCAGAGGTCAACCAGCCCTACTCCAACCGCATCCAGCTTATCCTGGACGGCTGGACCGGGCCATGGTTCCAGCCCCTCAGCCCGCCTGTATACTTCGACCCCTCGGTAGACCTGGAGTACTACGTGGACGGTCCCCGCATCTTTGCCCAGGACTGGTATTTTGATGCAGTGAATAACCGTTACCTGATATTCATGGAACGCCCTGTCAGCACTGGGAAGGTGGTACAGGTCATCCACCATATGCCTAAGCCCCCGTTCGAGTACAGCGGGGGCGGCACAGGTCCGAATGTTGTGGTTGGCATCACAGGCTCGACCCCGCTCCCCTATCAGCTTGTGCTCACGATGGACGCCCAGGCCGAGATAGAGATGACGGGGAATACGGTCGAGGTACCGCTCTCCTCCCCATACACCGGCACATTGCAGGTCTTCTCGCAGCCTGTCGTTTCCCTGGACGTGAGCGCAACAGGCGATGGCCTGAGGGTATTGGCTTGCGATTATAACCCGAGCCTTGCCACGCTGACATTGGGCAGCCTCCCGGCGCTCCTCTACCTGTCTTGCAGCAACGGCTCCCTGGCTGCCTTGGACGCCAGTGGATGCCCCACGCTCGCCTTACTCGACTGCTCCTATAACCGGCTGTCCAGCCTGGACCTGACCGGCTGCAACGACCTTCGATTGCTGCGTTGCGACTCCAATTTTTTACTGACGGCGCTCGATGTGTATGGCATAAGCACGCTTACTTGGCTCTACTGCTTCAACAACTTCCTTTTGACATCTCTTTCCATAGGCGGATGCGCCGGATTGACTTACCTGGATTGCAGCGCTGACGATATAACCCCTACCTTGGACGCGGGCGGCCTCACTGCATTGACTAGCTTGAACTGTGGTGGCAACAGGGGCCTGAACACCCTTCTGGTTACCGGGTGCTCCGCCCTGCAATACCTGAACGCCGAAGTCTGTGCCCTGGATTCCTTGGATGTGAGTACTTGCCCCGCCCTCCAGACCTTGATATGTTCCGGCAACGAAATAGGAACACTCGATATAAGCGGCTGTACCGCTTTGACTTATCTTAACTGTAGCTTCAACGCCATCGGTGGGCTGGACGTGACGGGGCTGAGCGCCCTCGTGTACCTGGACTGCGACACCAACCAGCTAACCACGCTGGACGTATCTGGCCTGAGCGCCCTCGCGAGCCTGGACTGCTATTCCAACCAGCTAACCACGCTGGACGTATCTGGCCTGAGCGCCCTCGA